AGGTTGTTGCACCTGCTATGCAGGCTATTGCACAGGCGATTGATGTGGACCTTTTGGCAGTGGGTATTGAGAAGGCTGGTAAGACAGTAACATCAGATACAGCCGCTACAGACTTGAAGGATATTGCAAATCTTGGAAAGGCATTTGATCTTAATAAGGCTCCGGCAGCAGGTAGAAGATTAGCACTTCATCCAACACATAAGTATCGCTATGCGGTAACAGACAATTTATCAAAGGTGTCCTTTGCGGGTGATTCACAGACACTTAGAGAAGCAGAGCTTGGTAAGGTATATGGATTTGATACCTTTATGTCACAGAACTGTCCTGATACATGTGCAGAGACACCAGGTACTGCTAAGACTGCTAAGGTTACAGCGACCAAGGGTGCGGCAAAGGTATCCTTATCAAGCGTGACAGCTGCTACAGCTACAATTAAGGCTGGAGATGCCTTCTTGGTAGATGGATACATGTACAGATTCATGGCAGATGGTACAGCAGCAAGCGGAGCAATCACAGATATTGCAATTGACCAGCCTATCCATAAGGATTTTGATGCGGTAGATGTGATTCTGGTTAAGGAGCCTAATTCTTTGGCGTTCCACAGAAACGGTATTGCATTGGTTACACGTAACCTTGAGTTACCTATGGGCGCAGCTAAGGCAGCTATCGCATCAGCGAATGGTTTAGGCGTAAGAGTTGTATATGATTACGATTCTGAGACAAAGACAGATGCGGTATCATTTGACATTATTTATGGTATTACAGAGCTTGATAACAACTTACTTGCTAAGTTACAGGGTTAAAGGAGGATTAGGGGATGATAACCGATTACGATTTTTACACAGGTAAATATTTCGGGGATATCATCCCCGAAACTTCTCTTGAGAAGTATTTAAGCAGAGCAGAGGATTCTTTACAGGAGCTTACCTTTGGAAGACTTCAGGACCTTACTGAGTTTGATGAGAATGTGCAGAAGGCAGTATGTGCACTTGCGGAGGTGGAATATCAGATAGACATGGCTTCCAAGGCTACCATGCTTCGTGAGAATGGCAGCGGAGGGATGATTAAGTCTAAGAGTAGTGGTGGAGAATCTATTTCTTATGATGTAGGTAACAATCTGATATACAGTGTTTTGAATGATGAGAAGGCACAGGGGAAGCTGAAGTATAACACTGCAAGAAAGTACCTTCGTGGTAGCGGATTGCTGTATGCGGGGGTGGAGTAATGCATGATAAGGATATTACATTGTATAACCGTGTAAAAGGGGCTAACTATGAAAGAGATACCTATCATGCAACTGTATTGCACAATGTATCTGTAAAGCACGTGTTTGGCGCGGAGACAGGCACAGACGGCGACAGAAATATGGATACGGTACATTTATCCATCTGTGAAGAATATTTGCAGGATAAGGAGTATAAGAAGCCCAAGGCGTATCTTGGGTTAGTAGATAAAACGAATGTATTTACACTGCAAAAAGGGGATTTCTTCGTAATAGGAGTTGTAGAAGAGGAAACGGATGTAGATGATTTACTTTCGTATATGAAGGAGAAGTATGACGATGTACATGAGATTTTATCCGTTGGTACATTTAATCTGATTCCGCATTGGGAGGTAGTAGCACGATGAGTAAGGAGAATCTGAGAGCATTGGAGCTTACAGAGCAGAAGGAGATTGGAAAGGCAGTCTTATTATTGATTAACCAGTATCCGAAGCTTGGGAGCTTTATAGGTACCGATACGGCATCCTTTAATTTTCTCGATAAGGAAAAGGGGATTTCCGTATTTACTTCTACAGGAGCGGTATACCTCAAAGAAAATATATGGGGTGAATATGAAGCACAATTTCCTTTTGAAATCGCTGTGAAAAAGCCTACTAACAGTGATAAGGAAAGGTTGGCACTGTCAGATTTCTTAGAAGCTTTGACGGTGTATGTAACGAGTAACAAGGATGCAATCCGACTGGATGACGGACGAACAGTGGAAAGCCTGGAGCAGACGGGAGTAGTCAGCTTTGTAGGACGCGATGCTATGTCAGACATTTATAGAGTGGGATTGCGGTTGATTTATAAGAAGGAGTGATAACATGGGAGAAGCTAGAAAAGAAGGAGATAAGATTGCACGCCAGTATTTGGCTCATTTTATCGATGCCGGATTTGGTGGAACAGCCAATTGGGTACGTTTAGGTAAGGATTTAGAGGAGTACAACATTGAGTTGAATCCTGAGATTGAAACCAAGAAGAATATTTGGGGTGAATCCACCAGCAATGTGAAGGGATTCGAGCCACAGGCAACCAATGATACGTACTATGCGTATGAGGGAGATGCTTTGTATGAGAAGTTGTTTGAGATTGCTAATAATCGTTCGACAGGCTCTGAGTGTAAGACAAAGGTATGTGATGTACTGCTGAACTCTGATGGTTCAATAGTGAGCGCATGGCAGGAGGATGCCATTGTGGTTCCAACGTCGATTGGTGGCGGAACAGATGGTGTGAACATTCCGTTTGAGGTGCATTACTCAGGCAACAGAGCGGATGTAACAACCAAAGCATCTATCACAGATAAGAAGCTGACGATATCAGCAGCATAAGTAGCAGATAAACGATTTTGTAGTAGTGGCGGGGATAACCTTTCCTTTCACCGCCACTTGGGAAAGGATGCAAAATGGAAAAGATTAAAGTTAGTGGAAAAGTTAAGGAATATATGATTGTAAATGAAAAGGATGAGGAGTTGGGAGTCATTAGAGTGAATGTGACAGACTTTGAATTCTTTAATCGCGTAAAACAGGCGGAAGTACATATTATGGATGTGGTGAATCGCTTTAAAGAATTACATGGCCAGCAGATGAAGACAGAGGAAATGTTTGCAAAGCTCTCAGAGCTTGATAAAGAAGTAAAAGAGCAGCTTAACTATATGTTTGATTATGATGTATCTAGTGTAGTGTTTGGTAATACCAACTGCTTATCTATTGGTGACGGTTTGCCGTTTGTAACAAGATTTCTTCAGTCGATTATTCCTGCGATTAAAAGAGATTTAGAGAAGGAAAGCAGACAGTCAAGACAGAAGATGAGCAAGTATACCAAGAGGTATCACAAATGATAGGTCAGCTCCCTACAGCCGTTGAAATAGACGGCTGTAGCTATAAGATAAGGACTGATTATCGGGATATTCTTACCATATTTGAAGCTTTCTCGGATACAGAGTTGACAGAACAGGAGAAGTGGATGGTAGCCTTGGAGATATTCTATGAGAAGATACCTGTGAATATTGAAGAGGCAATAAAGCAGCTATTAGGGTTCCTGAATCGTGGTGAAGAGGAGAAGAAGGAAGCTAATGCTAGCAAGAAGCTTTATGACTGGGAACAGGACGAACAGCTGATTTTCCAAGCCGTGAATAAAGTGGCCAAGACAGAGGTACGTGCCATTGAGTATATGCATTGGTGGACCTTTATGGGGTATTTTAGCGAGATAGGAGAGTCTTTGTTCTCTAGTGTAGTGAGCATCAGAGATAAGCAGAACAAGCGTAAACCCTTGGAAAAACATGAAAGAGAGTTTTATAAGAAGAATAAGCAGGTTGTTGATTTGAAGCGTAAGTATTCAAATGAACAGCAAGCTGAGATGGATAGACTGAACAATTTGATAGGAGTGTAAGTAAGAGCCGGAGCCAATGCGCCTGCGCCATGTAAAAGGGAGTGGGAATATGGCATCTGGTTATGATGGAACTGTAAAAATAGATACCAGGCTCGATACACAGCATTTTGAACAAGATGCAAAAACAATCAATCAGACGGCCAGAAGTCAGGCTGCTAGGTTAGCGGCTGAATATAAGAGGCAAGGCATGAATGCTTCTGATGCGTTTAAAAAGGCTTGGAGTGAAGTTGAGCATAGTAGTAAAAGTGCTGCTAAGAAATCGCAGAGTTATTGGAAAAATAGTACGAAGTATACCGCTAAAGATATTGATTCTATAAAGAACGCATTTGGGAATTTGAAGTCAATGTTGGGCTCAGCACTTTTAAGTCTAGGTGGGGCATATGGTCTATTTCAAATAGGTAATCAAGCAATTGACCTGGCATCGGATATACAGGAAGTACAGAACGTGGTAGATACTGCGTTCAAGTCCATGTCCTATAAGATGGAGGAGTTTGCCAAGACCAGTATTGAGAAGTTTGGCTTATCGAAGCTGGCGGCAAAGCAGATGGGAAGTACCTTTATGGCTATGGCATCCAATATGGTGCCAAGCATGGAACAGGCTTCCGATATGGCAATCGAGCTTACCGGTAGAGCTGCTGATATGGCATCTTTCTACAATAAGACTGCATCAGAGACAGCAACAGCTTTAAACTCTATTTTCACAGGGGAAACAGAGACCTTAAAGCAGTACGGTGTAGTAATGACCGAAGCCAATCTGCAACAGTTTGCATACCGGAAGGGCATACAGAAAACGATAGCTGATATGACACAGGCTGAGAAGGTACAGCTTCGTTATAACTATGTAATGGAGCAGACAGCATTGGCAGCAGGGGACTTTGAGAAGACTTCGGATTCATGGGCCAATCAGACCAGAATCCTTTCCGAACAGTTCAATGAGCTACTGTCTATCTTGGGTAGCGGCTTAATAACGGTTCTGACACCGGCTATTCAAGGATTGAATCAGGTGTTATCTTATCTGATAGATGTAGCAAATACTCTGGGAACGATATTCTCCAAGCTATTAGGTATCAATTCTGTGCAGATATCTTCAAGTGGCGGTGCGGCAGCAGAAGCTTACCAAGATGCGGCAGATAGTGTAAATGGATATACATCAGCTGTAAAGAAAGCGAATAAGGCAAATGTAGCTAGCTTTGATGAGTTGACAATGTTGAATGCAAAGTCTGATTCGGGCAGTGGTGCAGGGGCTGCGGTTGGAACAACTGATATATCTGCCTTCAATGAAGAATTGACTGTTACAGAAGCAGTAGCGAGTGATTTCGAAAAGAAGATAGAAGATATTATAGCTAATGTAAAACGATTGGCAGATGCACTTATGCAAGGCTTTACTGAAAGTGGAATGCTTGGAGCTTTCGAGGAATTAGGATTTAGTATCTTTGATTTCTTTATGGAGCTTGTAGAGGGATTTGCTACGATTGGTTCAGCAATTGTTGAAAATCTGATTGGTGGACTCGCATATGCATTTCAGGCGGATGGAGAAACTTTAAAAGAGGACTTGCTCTCAATATTTGATATTGCAGGAGATATTTACATTATAGCAGGAACATGGTTTGCAGCACTTGCAGATGTATTCTCGGTGGTAGGGGGAGAAAACGGACAGGCACTCACGGGCGGATTAATCGGACTATTTGCAACTACGTTTACACAGCTTATAGGGCTGGCTCTGCAGGTTGGCAGAGATATTATGTCAGCACTGGCACGACCACTTATAGAGAATAAAGAGGAATTAAAAGTAGCATTTGACGGCATACTAGGTGTTTTGTCTGGCTGTGTAGGGCAAATCAGAGGAGTAATCAATTATGCATTTGCAGCATTTAGCGAGGTATATGATAAGCATATAGCTCCGCTGATTGAGTCAATTGGTGCAGGACTTTCCTATTTGGTTGGAGTATTCCTTGAATTTTGGAATACACATATGCAGCCAATGTTCGAAGAACTAGGAAGCTATGCGTCATTGCTAATTGATGAGCATGTTAAGCCGATGATTGATTCTATCATGGAATTCATAGGCAAGGTTGCAGATGCATTGTCGTTGCTATGGAATAGTGTGTTAGTTCCGTTCATCGCTTGGATAGCAAAGAATATTCTGCCTTTGGTAGCACCGATTATAAAAGCCATCGGAAAGATGATGATGGACTTCTGGGCGACTGTGTCAGATGTGATAGGTGGAGTTGCTGAGGTCTTATCCAGTTTGATTGATTTTGTGGTCGGTGTGTTTACTGGAGATTGGCAGTTAGCTTGGGATGGAATCACCGGAGTGGTAAAAGGAGCTATTAATATTGTTATTGATTGTATTAATGGAATGATTCGTGCATTATTCAGTGGCATCAATGGAGCAGTAGACCTAATAAATGGTTTGCTAGGATTTATCCCAGAGGATCTTCGTGTAGCAGTAGGTATCGGAGAATTGTCACATTTCAATCCACCTCAGATTCCAAGACTTGCAACTGGT